ATGGTTAAACAATTGAAATTCTCTGAAGATGCACGTCAAGCAATGTTACGTGGTGTAGACCAATTAGCAAATGCAGTTAAAGTAACGATTGGTCCTAAAGGACGTAATGTTGTATTAGATAAAGAGTTTACAGCACCTTTAATTACGAACGATGGTGTAACGATTGCTAAAGAAATCGAATTAGAAGATCCATATGAAAATATGGGGGCTAAACTAGTTCAAGAAGTTGCAAATAAGACAAATGAAATTGCTGGTGACGGTACGACAACTGCAACAGTATTAGCTCAAGCAATGATTCAAGAAGGCTTGAAAAATGTTACAAGTGGTGCGAACCCAGTTGGTTTACGTCAAGGTATCGACAAAGCAGTTAAAGTTGCTGTAGAAGCATTACATGAAAATTCTCAAAAAGTTGAAAATAAAAATGAAATAGCGCAAGTAGGTGCGATTTCAGCAGCAGATGAAGAAATTGGACGTTATATTTCTGAAGCTATGGAAAAAGTAGGTAACGATGGTGTCATTACAATTGAAGAATCAAATGGACTAAACACTGAACTAGAAGTGGTTGAAGGTATGCAATTTGATCGTGGTTATCAATCACCATATATGGTTACTGATTCAGATAAAATGGTTGCTGAATTAGAACGCCCATACATTTTAGTAACAGATAAGAAAATTTCGTCTTTCCAAGATATCTTACCTTTATTAGAACAAGTGGTTCAATCTAATCGTCCAATCTTAATTGTAGCTGATGAAGTTGAAGGCGATGCATTAACAAATATCGTGCTAAACCGAATGCGTGGCACATTTACAGCTGTTGCAGTAAAGGCGCCTGGTTTCGGTGATCGTCGTAAAGCAATGTTAGAAGATTTAGCTATTTTAACTGGTGCGCAAGTGATTACTGATGATTTAGGCTTAGATTTAAAAGATGCATCAATTGATATGTTAGGTACTGCAAGTAAAGTAGAAGTAACTAAAGATAATACCACTGTTGTTGATGGTGACGGTGACGAAAACAGCATTGATGCACGTGTAAGCCAATTGAAATCTCAAATTGAAGAAACTGAATCTGACTTTGATCGTGAAAAATTACAAGAGCGCTTAGCTAAATTAGCAGGTGGTGTTGCAGTTATTAAAGTAGGTGCAGCAAGTGAAACAGAGCTTAAAGAACGTAAATTACGTATTGAAGATGCATTAAATTCTACACGTGCAGCAGTTGAAGAAGGTATTGTTGCAGGTGGTGGTACTGCATTAGTAAATGTTTACCAAAAAGTAAGTGAAATTGAAGCAGAAGGTGACATTGAAACAGGTGTAAATATTGTACTTAAAGCACTAACTGCACCAGTTCGTCAAATTGCTGAAAATGCAGGATTAGAAGGTTCTGTTATTGTAGAACGTTTGAAAAACGCAGAGCCGGGTGTTGGTTTTAACGCTGCTACAAACGAGTGGGTTAATATGTTAGAAGCAGGTATCGTTGATCCAACTAAAGTAACACGCTCAGCATTACAACATGCTGCAAGTGTTGCAGCAATGTTCTTAACGACTGAAGCGGTTGTAGCATCAATTCCAGAAAAAAATAATGACCAACCTAACATGGGTGGCATGCCAGGAATGATGTAAAATGACTGTTAAACGCCGATTTTATAACGTTTGTAATATTGGGTGGTCATAATTTGGTCATAGAAATTTTAAAATAAATCTTTTGAGACGTTTTCCATGAGTTTACTAAACTTTTGAGAAGCGTCTTTTTTGTATGAGTTCGTAATCTTAGCGTAGATGTTCATAGTGGTATTTATATCTTTATGGCGCAAGCGTTCTTGTATTTCCTTAATATGCACACCAGCCTCTATAAGTAACGCACAATGAGTATGACGAAATGAATGAGTGCTTATTTGTTTATTAGTTATGTCAGTCTTTTTAAGTATAGCTTTTATCCATAATTGTAGTTTTTTAATTACAAGAGGGTAGCCGTTAACATCAGTAAAAACGAAATTATTATCTACATACAATTCGTTTTTCCATGTGTCCTGCACGTCGGTTTTATAATTTTTAAGTAATTTAATCACATGAGGATCCACTGAAATTTTTCCGATTGAGCTTTCAGTTTTTGGTGTAAGTATTTGAAATTGCTTTTTATTGTTATTCGGATTGTAATAAGTCTTTGTAATATTGATTGTGTTATTCTCAAAGTCTATATCAGACCATTTCAATGCCAATAATTCACCTGCACGCATGCCTGTATATGCTAATGTACAAAACACCTCAAAGCTGTTTTGGGGTGAATGGTGATTTTTAGCAACCTCCAGGAATTGAAATAATTCATCTTTTTCAAGAAACTTTTTATGTATCTCAGTATCTTCTAATTCTTCCACACTAATTTTCTTTTTAGGTCGTTTAATACCCTCGCTAGGCATTATTCTTATTAATTTCATATCGTATGCGTACTTAAATATCATATTTGTAGAGGCTATAATGCTATCAACATAATTCTTGCTATACTGTGCGCTTATATCGTTTACAAAACGTTGATATTCATGTTTATTGATAGTTTGTATTGGTTTATTGTTAAAGCGTTCTATGGCGTGGTTTATGGCTTTCTCGCGTGCTCTGACACTACTTACTTTTACTTCGTTAGCATATTGTGATATCCAATCGTCAGCAACCTGTTTAAATGTAGATGTGGACGGTGCGATATAATCGCCATTTCTTAACTGACGCTCAACCATTTCAGCGTGATGTTTAGCGTCTGATTTGCGTTTAAAACCTGAGTTTGAAATATATTTATATTTGCCCGTTTCTGCGTCTTTTCCTAGTGATATACGATAGCGCCATGTATTTCCGCGTTTTTCATAACTTGCCATTTGATCACCTCGATTAATATTCTTTAAAAATATCACTAGATAAACGGCTATCAGTTTGTAAAATTTCTTTATGTAGAGTCGTACTTTTTTCGCCTTTATTTGGAAAAAGCTCTTCAATATCGTCTATATTTTTTACTATTATTTCAGAAACATACCCACTTAACTTTTGGTTAATTTTTTTAAATAACAAGTTTTTAAGGCCTGCAGATAAACTATCAACGTATTTTTTTAATCCGATATTTTCATCTTCATTTTTAATCGTGAAAATAAATCTATGTTGTGAATTAGTTATCTTTTCAGTTTCTTTATATGAGACGTCTAAGTCAAAATTTAATTTTTGCCTATTATCTAATTCGACGTCTACTAAAATTTCAAAGTCAAAATTTTCAATCGAAAAAGCGTGAGTAATGTTTGCAGTTACTTCAAATCCCTCGAAAACATCATTAATTTTATAATTCGGTTCTTCATCAAAAGTAAAGTCAAAATTGATCGGATTATGTTCAAAAAATTCTGAAGGAGATATGTGCAGATAACTACATAATTTATCTATAGCATCATATCTTATCATTTCAGAATCATTTTGTGCCATTGAAGTAAGTGAACTTCTTGCTATTTTTACATCTTTTGCAACACGAGATATTTTTAGTCCTCTTTCTGACAGTAGTTCAGACAATCTATTTCTAATCATTACAAACCTCCTAATTATGTTAATAATAGCATTTTTTTGGACGTTTATGTACAAAAAAATAAAAAATGATTGAGAAGTCAGTCGAAAAACTATTGCAAAAGAAAAACGATTATGTATAATAAAGTTATAAATTGATTGAGAAGTCAGTCGAAAACGAAGGAGGATTTTAATTATGACTATTTTAGCGAATACTAGAAAGTTTAAAGAAGCCATGTTCTTAAAAGGCTTTAATTTATCTGATTTATCACGTGAAACAGGTGTTGGAATTTCTTATTTAAGCCAAATTATTAATGGTAAAAAGATTCCAAGCCCTAAATTAGCTAAGAAAATGGCAGAAGTTTTACAAGTTGAGGTAAATGAATTATTTGAATTTGAAGTAAAGGAGGCATAAACCAATGTTCAACATTAATATTGATGAAGATGAAGCACGTGAGTTACTTGAGCAGGCTATCAATGCACGTGTGGACGAATTAGCGAAAGAGAAATATTTTATGACTTACAAAGAGTTGTCTAACTATCTGAATTTAAGTAAGCCTACTATTGAAGAATTACTTATTAATAATGGCATGAAATATTATATGGTCGGATCTACGTACAGATTCAAAAAGTCTGATGTAGATGAATTCATGGAACAGCTTACTGCTCATATGAATATCCAGAATAACGACTTTAAACAAGTCAATATCAAAAAGTTATTGGAGGCAAGGCAATGAAAATCTACTTAACTTATATCTGCTTAGTTTCATTGTTAACAATATTATTACTAGCAATATCTAACATGTATGTTGCTTTTAGCGTTTATGCTTGGCTAATAACTTTAGGATGTAATTTAACAGGAGAGATTACAACGTGCGAAAACAAGTGATTATTACAAAAACAGTAGTTGGCTGGTACAACATTAAAGATACTCAACATAATTTAATGTTAAATATACCGCCAAAAGTATTTGAACAGTACTTTCCTGATGTTAGTAAAGATGTTCAAGTTGCGTGTTTAGAAATGGATTTATCAAAAATTACAGAAATTAAAAATAAGAAAAAAGTAGGTAGTTAAGATGGAAATCAAACAAAAATATCAATTATCAAAAGTGGTTAAAATATTAGAAGTAGTATTATACGAGGAAGATAAGTTTAAATCCGATAAGGACTATCATTATCAGGATAAAGCATTTTATGAATATGCTTTAAAGTTAGTTCATAATGGATTGTTCAATATTCTTGCTGAATTAGATTTTGAAGATGAAGCATTTTTAATTCTTGATGAAGTAACAATGACGCTAAGTGATGTCATGAAAGAAACACAACACGTTTACCGTTATAGTGTCATAGATGAAAAAGGTGAACACAAACATACAACAGATCGCAAAGGACACGTGATTGGAATGTTAGAGTGGGCATTAGATTACATTGCGGGAAATATTGAAGTGGAGGAATTATAAATGAATTGGGAAATTAAAGATTTAATGTGTGATATTGAAGTGGTAAAAGAAAAAATCAATGATGTAGCTATCAAACATGCTTGGTTTGTTGAAGATAGATTTGTAAAAAATGAATTAGAAACAAAACGGGAACATATTAATTTTTCTGCTAGCTATTTAGAACATCGTATACAAAATGAACATACAGTTGAGTTATTACATGTGTACTTAAAAGAATTCGGTGAACTTATACAAAAATTTCATGAAATAGAAAAAGCATCATCTGAGAACTTTGGCGAGGTATCAGATGACGCACAAAAATTAAAAATCACAGAGTAATTTAGAAATTACACATGTTTATTATAACATTTTTTACTCTGTGAATCACTAGAGGTGCAAAAAATGAATGAAATTAAATTAGAATATGACACACATGTTTCAGTGGTACATTATGAAAGTTTAGACTCACGTTCATTTAATAGCTTTTCAAAAATTAATTGGAGTAAGTTGGTTAATAAACTGTCTGTACCTATAGAAGCAAATTATAAGTATGCACGTGGTGTTGCTGTTTACGGTGATATTAAAAACGGTGCAAATGATCAAGGTGAAATTATCAAAAAGCATCGAAACGATAAAAATGTCATATACAGAGATGTGATTGTACTTGATTATGATGAAATAAATGATTTAAAGCAATTACATGAAGCAATCAGCTCAGCTTTAAGCAATGTTGCATGGTTTTGGCACACAAGTTACTCGCACAGAACTGAACAAGCTAGAATACGCCTGTATATCCCTCTAAATGAGCGAATAAGTGCAGATGATTATCGTAAATATACAAAAGTATTAGCAAATAAAATTGGCCATAAAGTGGATGAAGGTTCATATCAGCCAAGTAGATGTTTTGCGTTACCAGTTATTCAAAAAGGACACATATTTATTAAGCGAGTGAATGACTGTCCAATTATGAATGTTGATATGCTCGAACAGTGGTCGAAGGAGTTTGAACAATCAAATGCTAGTCCTAATGTCATAGGATACACTCGACGCGATAGTGAGTACTGGCGCGAGCTATGCTTTGGAACAACCGAAGGCAATCGTAACAATGCACTAGCTAGCTTAATTGGGCATTTATTAAGATGTCACGTTAATGATTATATTGTTTATTCATTTGCTTTACTATGGGGGCAATTCGCATGTAAACCACCTATGAAAGAACAAGAAATCAACGCCACTTTTCAATCGATATTAAATAAACACTATAACAATTAGAAAGGGGCTTTGTATGGAAACAGGTAAAAGTGATGTACTTGATAAAATTGAAAAAATTAATAAAAAAGATAGTGCCTTACAAGAAATTATACCAAAAGGTTATGAAATTGAACATCATCAATGCGGTATTGCCTTAAATCAACTTATACCAAGTAAAAAAGAAGGCGAGCCAGATAAAAAGGTTTTTATCACAAGTACAATCCCTCAAATCACTGAACGCTTTGAAGATATTGAGAGTAACGAAGTCAGCTTTAATATGCTTTTCTATGACAATAAAACGCCAGTAAATATAGCTGTGAGTGCCGAAGAAATTTCAGATAGTCGTCAACTCTTGAAATTGGTTAATAAAAAGCTGGATGTAACATCGTCGACATCTACTAAACTTGTTGATTATATTAATGCATCTAAACGGTATAATCCACCATTGAATGTTAAAGTTGCAACGCGTTTGGGGCATGTGAAAGGTTATTTTATTTATCCTTATCAAGAAGTGATGAAAGACAGCAATATCAAGTTGTTTAGTAATGATAAAGGATTTCAAAAGTTAATAGACTCTTTTCAAAGCAAAGGAACATTAGAAGGTTACTCTAAAAAAGTGTTCGGTCAAATAAAAGATCTACCAATGGTAATGGTTATGTTATATGCCTCTTTAGGTTCGGTTTTATTAAGAGAATTTGGATTACAGCCCTTTATTGTAGAAATATCAGGTAGTACATCTACAGGTAAAACATTCACACTCAACTTAGTATCAAGTGTTTGGGGAACGAGCGACCTTATCACGACATGGAGTTCTACTCAAAATAGTATTGAATCGATGGCATCATTTTTGAACTCATTTCCAATGTTTAAAGATGATACACGTAATACACATCCTAAGTTTGTTACCAGTGCCACATATAACTTTTCTAGTGGTGAAAGTAAATCAAGAAGTAATATTAATTTAACACTAAACGCTAAAAAAGAATGGCGAAATATTTTAATTTCTACTGGTGAATCATCTATCGCAAATATGGCTGATGAAAAAGCGGGTGTATCAGCACGTGTAGTTACACTACAAGATCCACCATATCCAGATAATTTTGATTTTACCACATTAGACAAATCGTTTAGGGAGAACTATGGAACGTTAGGGTTGGCATTTATTAAACAATATGAGTCTAAAAAAGACGTGTATAAGAACGCTTTTGAGAGCTATCAACGGTATTTTAATCAAAAAGGTAGTAATGAAATCATGCAACGTTTAGGACGTGCCTTTGCGTTACTACAAGTTACCGGTGAGGTTTTGAATGATATTGATGGGTTTGAACATGACCATTTTAAAATTATCGAACAAGCCTATGACAGCATGGTTAAAAACAATAAGACGATTGATAAACCTAAGCAACTGTTAGAGGAACTATTACAATATTTAGATGCAAATAGAAATAATATCGCTGGTGATGGCTATAGTTCAGTCAAAAATGGTGACATCAAAGCTATATATAAACGTGATTATTTATGTATATTAGGTCAAACTGTACACGATAAATTAGGTCATGAAATGCAGACTATAACAGGTCAATGGGGCAAAAAAGGATATTTAATTAAAGGTGAAAAAGATCGCTTGCAAAAAAAGGTGAGTCACAAAAACATTAAGTATAGAGGATTTGCTATAAACAAAGAAATGCTTGAAGAATTAGGATTTGATTTCTCGAATTCTCATAATCCTTATTCAGATTATTAAATAGTTCCCAAAGTTCCCGATAAGTTCCCGCGAAAAACATACAAACGGGAACTATAAGACTACTTTAACCACAAGCAATTAAAGTTAATAGTTCCCGAAGTTCCCAATAAATAATATTATTATTTATTATTTGAAAACGAACAAATGTTGTTAGCTTTATACCATATATGATAGAAAATTTTTAACGGGTACAACGGGAACTAAGTTTATTTAAAGTTTATATATCAATGGTTTGACTAGTTCCCGATAAGTATTTTAAGTCGGGAATTCAACGGGGACTAGTTCCCATTTAAAAATATTGGAGGTAACACATGGATAAAGAGCAACTTAAAAAGTATATATACGATTATGTAAAAGAATATAAGGAGATACCGATATATCAGTTAGAAGATTTGTTTAAAGAAATGAATCACGACTATATAGGGAGAACCAGTGTCACACACGATAAGGATGAGAATATTGTGTTTTGGAGTGGATGGAACAAAATTACAATGTTTGCGCTGATTGAATTAGTTAAAAGTGAACAACTTGATTTAGTGTATAGAGGTAGTTTTGTAATGCGTTATTTGTTGGATGGTAGAGTTCCTAACTTACCATTAGCAATTTGTTATCCAGAAGATGGACAACAAACGGACGTGCCCTCATGGGTGCCTATGGTATTAAGAATAAATAAAGAGGAGAAAATCAAATGAACATAGAAACTATCGTAAACCAATTTGAAACACGAGCAGGCACGTTACTAAGGTACTACACAGGATTATTAGAACATAGTAAAGTACAACCGTATTGCTTTAAGTTATATAATGATCCGTTTGATATGTGTTATGTGGTGATGAATAGTAAGTTGTTTAGTCATGTATATATTAAAGATTGTAAAGTAAGGCAATCATTTGAATTAGCGTCACCTAAGCACACTGAGGGGCTTATAAGAAGCATAGAGGGGCATTATGTAGGTTATGAATTACATGACGGTAAACAGCTTTCTATTAGCGATATGATGGCCAGTCAATTGTTTGAAGATGAGTATTTTATGTATGGATTACAAACATATGCAGAATCAAATAATAGTGATGTGTTTAAGTACTTAGAAAATGGATTTGATACAGATACACTTGAGGGCATTCAATCGAGTAATACTGATGTGATAGCGAATATTGAAATGTTGTATCAGATAGCTACGGGAATCAATGAACCAGCACCAGAGTTAGTTGAGGGATTAAAATTAGTAACTGAGTTTGTACAAGATGAGAAGGCTACACAAGAGGATTACAAGGCTTTAGAACGTAAGTTAACTGAGTTGAAGTCATCTTATTACAGTTTGAATAAGTAATTAAATATGGAGTCACACGTGGTGTGTGGCTCCTAATGTAAAAGTATAAGGTATAGAAGTTTTAAAATGTAAAGGTTGCAACAATAGTGAGTTAATAGATAGGTGTGCGAAATTAAAAAAAGTGTGAAATGTTGATATTGAGCTGTTTTATGGCTTTGAAAATAATAAGGTTATATAAAGGTGTTAGCTTTTAAAATCGGAAGGTATACAGTCTTTGAGAATTGAAAAAATGGCAAGATTTGTGCAAGGTGTGCGAACTTTGTTAACGCTAATACAAGCTAAAGTTTGTGTTTTTGGCATAGGCCTAAAAGTTAAGTTTGTTCGCTGTTTGTTCGTATAATTTTGACGAACTTAAGTTCTATATTAGGTTAATGTGAAAAGCCTAACGTTAAGTTTAAAACATGATTTTATAAGTGTTATATACGATAAGCTAAACAATTGATAAAACGCGCTATAAAGCGAACGTAAGTTTGTTTTAGACCTGTAAAAATGGTATAATTTAGGTATGAAATAATTAAAAGAAAGAGGTGTAGAAATGCAAAGTATCGCAGAAAAAGAGACGTATCATTTACCCACCGAACACCTGCAAGTTTTCAATGTGATAAAAAATACGTCCAATAAGTATATTACTAAAACTAAAATCTTAAATCAATTGGGATATGAATATAATTCAAGCAATGAACGATGGTTACGAAGAGTAATCAATTCATTAGTATATGATTATGGCTATCCTATCGGATGCAGTTATAAACCTAGTGAACGTGGTTATTACATCTTTACGACAGAACAAGAAAAGCAACAAGCGATGAGAAGTATTAAGAAATTAGCTGATGGCAGTATGAAACGCTATGAAGCTTTGAAACGAATTAAAGTGTAAAGGGGATAAAAATGAAAACTGAATCGTACTTTAAAGAATACAACCAATTTGTAATAGATCAACAAAAGGCTATACAAGAATTGAAACAAGAGCGTAATGCATTGGAGAGTAAAATAAAGATAGATAAGTCCACATATAAACAGTTAATCATGGATGGACAAGATGATAAAGCAGATAACCTATATCAAGCAACAGATGCTGATGAAAAGAAACTAAAAGCACTTAATAAACGCTTAGAGACAAAGAAAAGTGTGTCGAAAGAAGTTAAATATCAAAAGACAATTGAATTATTAAAACATCAAAGCGAGTTGTCATCATTATATGAATCAGAAAAACAATCAGCTTTAGGTAAATTAAAAAAGGTAGTCGATGCATATAATGAGATCATTGATGAAATAGAAGATATTAATGATAGATATGAAGATGAGCATCAGCAATATGCGAGTATTTATAGTCAAGAACAATTATATGATGATAAAGAGGCTAGGGAAGCATTGAATGGCTACTTTAGAGAAAATATATTTACATCATATATTAATGGTAATGATTTGCCATACGAACACAATAACAAGTTGTTTTTAAAACGTTAAAAAGAAAGGGTAATTAAATGGAAACAAAATACGAGTTAAATAATACTAAAAAGGTCGCAAATGCATTTGGTTTAAATGAAGAAGATACAAATCTATTAATAAATGCAGTTGATTTGGATATTAAAAACAATATGCAGGAGATTTCAAGTGAGTTACAACAATCAGAACAGTCTAAGCAAAAGCAATATGGTACAACGCTACAAAATTTAGCTAAGCAAAACAGGATTATTAAATAGCAATGATTGCCTATCCAATTCGGGTAGGCTCTGTTTATAGGGGTGAATAAATGAAACTGCTTAAAACGAAGAATTGTTTATATTATCGTAATGGCGACAATAAACTATCTGAGTATCAACTATTAACGCAATTTAACCCAGCATTTATTAATAAAAAAATTAAGATGTGTGAATTCCAAATTGAAAGTATGTACCATATGAGTGCGTCGACCACAACATGTGATGAAATAATGGGGGTCGTGTCTGTCTCATATCCGATTGAAAAATTAGTTATCAAAATTATTGAAACAAAAGCAGGGTTACAAAACTATAAAAATAGATCTATAAATAATATGGCGTTGTTGAAAAAGGTACTAAATCATTATACAGAAAAAGAGCAGAAGCAAGTTGTAAAATATATGCGTTCAAATGGACGATATAAGCCTTACAACGTCATTGAACGCTTACAAGTTGCAAGTATTAAACAACGTTCAGAACGTCAAAAACAAAGAAATACAGCAATTGAAAACAGTAAGATTGCACGAGTAAATGCATATCACCAATCTTCATATGTAAAAGTGGTGTAACAATGGATAAAAAGCAAATAAAAGACTTCGTTTGTGATTATCATAAGCGAACTAGAAGTGATGTGTTGATAGATGATGAAATAAATACCGATGAATTCTTTTCAATAGGTGATGAAAATTCTAATGAATGGATGGCAGACGATAACATTGATGATCATATTGTAAAGAATCACTTAGAAATGATTGTTGACCAAGTAGCTAATGACAAAGAGTTTTATATTTTCGATTCTTTAATACAAGGACGTAGTTTTAAAGATATTAGCAATGTCTTAGAGTGTTCAGAACAATCTGTAAGATTATGGTATGAAACCTTATTAGATAAAATTGTGGAGGTGATAGAATGAGTGAGTTAACGGCAAAACAAGCGCGTTTTGTGAATGAGTATATAAGAACACTTAATGTAACACAAAGTGCCATAAAAGCAGGCTATAGCGCAAATAGTGCACATGTGACAGGATGTAGGTTATTAAAGAAGCCACACATCAAGCAATATATACAAGAACAAAAAGATAAGATTATAGATGAGAATGTATTAACCGCAAAAGAGTTACTACATGTGCTTACGAATGCGGCAGTCGGTGATGAGACAGAAACGAAAGAAGTTGTAGTCAAGCGAGGGGAATATAAAGAGAATCCACAAAGTGGCAAAGTACAGCTAGTCTATAACGAACATGTTGAACTGATAGAGGTACCAATAAAACCTAGTGATCGTTTAAAAGCTCGTGATATGTTGGGTAAATACCATAAGTTATTTACAGATAAGCATGATATTAACGGGAATGTGCCTATATTCATTAATATTGGTGAATGGGATGGCGATGATGAAGATTTAGATAAGACGGTACAAGAGGTATCTAACGCTAATCCTAATCATACTGTGATTGTGGATGATATACCGTTAGAGGATTAATGAGGAATATTTACAGATAAATAAGATGTGAATCTTGTGGCACCAGAATTTGTTGATGATATAAAGAGATTTTAGAAATAAAGAAAACAGCAAGTTTACTTGTCGAAATGTGATGCTTGAAGAATGATTACTTACTAATTTAGGTACATATTATAAATCGGATTATCGATTCAATAAGGTTGTATTTAATAAATATTATATGTCAACATTTTTAAATTAACTTGACAAATTTAAGTGAATGTATGGTAAAAAATGTTGAAATGTACTATATTATAAATAAGGGTTGCATATAAGCAACACATCTTGGCGAATACACATAAAGATATTTATTGTTTTTGTGTACGAATTATAGAAAGCATATACACGGTGACAGCGTAGGGACGCTGTCATTTTTGTTTACAGAAAATGAATTAAGGAGGAAATATACTTTGATTTCTAATATTTCAATTTTTGCAAAAGACGATAAAATGCAAGTTAGTGATAAGTTTAATCAAATAGTCGCTAAAATGGATTATTTAAAAAACAAAAGGAATCATTTAGTTCATAGTTCCAAAATAGCAGAAGATGAAAAAAAGTTTTTAGAAACCTATATTAAAATAGAAAAATATAATGAAAGTAATATCTATTTAAAAGATGATAAAGTTAATATAAAGAGAAAGTTGAATCAAAATAATTTTGATTTTGAAATGGTTAAAGACATTTTTGAAATCAGAGAAGAATTAGTTGATTTAGAGATAGAAGACTTAAGTATTAATAATATAGAAAGCTCATATATTTTTGAAAGCACTTTTTTTGCTGATGTATTAGATGATGTGAATTTTGCAAAAAAACAAAATTTACAAAAAAAACGTAATTCGAAATCACTTGAAAGTGAAAATGTTTACAAAGATAAAAAGAAATTGTTGAATACAGACATAAAAACAAAATTTGATATGGTGACGTTATGATAAAAAAAATAAAAGATATAATAAAATTGGAAGTTAATTATTTAAATAGGATTGATAAAGATAATACTGACAATGATGGGATAATATTAAAAGCAAATAACAATGTAAATTTACCAAATGAAGATAATGAAGCTTATGTAGAAATTATTTTTACTATGAGAAGTGTAGAATCTAATTCATGGGAAAATGAGAAAAATAAAAAGAGAATTTTAGATGATGAAAATGATCAAAATATAATTGGCAAATTAAGAGTTAATTATAAAATAATATGTGATTTCAGTACAGAGAGGGAAGAAAAAATGAGAGATGCACTTTTAGAAATTATAGAACCTTATTTCAGAAAAGAAGTTGAAACTTTATTGTCAAATATGAAATTACCAAATTTTATTCTTCCTTACAGGTTTTGGGAAAATGAAGATAACTAATATAAGATTAAAAAGTGCAAATAAAAAAAGTGTTAAAAAACTTTACTTTCTTGAAGGTATAGATGCTATAGAAAAAATAGAGAATAATTACGAAAAAAAAGTTTTTTTAGTCTCTATACTTGAGGGGATCAGACAATACTCAACACAAAATTATAAAATAGAATGTGATTTTAAAAAATTTCATTATAGAATATTTCAGTATTATAGGATAATTAAGAGAAAATTAAAAGAGACAGTTAAAAATTTTGATGAAAAACAAGTACAGACGTTATCAAAAATTTATAATAAATTATGCAATGTTAGTGATAAAAATAATTATATTGGACAAATTTTGGAGTATACTTATATAAAATATATCAGAACTGAGGATTCTGTGTATAAAATTGGTCATGAACCAATAGTATATCATAAACGTAAATCACTGCATGGAAAAGAATCTTATAGCAATAGATTATTAGATTTTGTGACTATAGAGAATAGAAAGACGATAATTTTATGCGAATGCAAAGCGAACTTGCAAAGAGAGTTTCAAGGTTTAATCAAGCATTTTAATAAACCATTTAGACAGAAGTTACAGTTGATGAATCATTTAGAAGATAAGTTAAAGCAATGCCATTCTGGAAATGAAAAACCTAATAACTTTGTAGAAATCAAAAAAGTATTAGTAACTGCATTTGCGCCGACTAATCAACAAAACTTACCTAGAAGATATCAACGAGAAATACCCATACTTACAATTAGCGATATGAAAAATATGGTGTTATAAATTTATTTGAAGAACAACTTTTAAGGGCATAAAAAAGGCATAATGTTGGTGATAAGGGCAAAGTGTATGAAAATATTAACAAATTAGGTAATATAAGATGTTGAGAAACGCCCTGTGCTGCAGTGGGGAATGAGTGTGTATAACTAGATATGTTTATCGTAAATGTGACGTCGTGAAATACGACTTCAAACATCGCTGGTCAATCGATATTCGAGATTGGTCGTAGATTAAAACATGTGAAAAAATGACTTAGCACACGGAGAATTTGGTAAGTGGCTTGAAAAAGTTGGGTTAGATAAGTACCAAGCTAGCAGGTTTATCAAAGTTGCAAATGAACAATCAAAATTGCACTCGAGCGCAAATTTAGGACTTAAAGCGCTTTATCAGATAGCAACTATTCCAGTAGAGCATCGAGAAGAAAAACAACAAACGTCTTCAGGAGAGATGAAAACACCATACGAAATGACCAATAAAGAACGTGAAGAATTTAAGCGCCAACTCAAACAACGCGATGAAGAAAACGCACAACTTCAATCACAAATGGAACAAGCACAACGTTCGGAGGAGATAGCGAGAAAGCAATATAAATATGGATTAAATAATTATATTTTTACTATAAAATTTTAGACACACGCCATTTTTTACAATTAGGAATGATTTTATTGCACTTAAGAAATTTTGGTAAAGCGTTATAGTAAGAACTGATAAAATTAAAATGTAAAAATTTTAAAAGGAGTTTTTATTATGAAACAGCAAATGTTATCAAAAGTATTATTAAGTACAGTCGTAGTTATGGGATCAATAGCAGGATCTTCTCTTGTAATGGATGACAACGCTCATGCTGAACAAAAAAGTGATAATATCGGGAAACTGAATCAAAAAAATGAAAGTACCTTGCATCTTTCATTTGAAAAGGGTATTAAAGGGACTGTTGACAAAAATGGTAAGTTAACATTATCTGATGGAAAAACGTCAAAAGTGATGCCAACTAATGCTAAAGATAAAAAAGGTAACGATGTTGTTTTGGTTTATAAAAAGGTTAAAGATGGATTTGATGTTCAAGTAATTAAATCTAGTCAAGAGAGAAAAACTAACTGGGTTAAATGTGGTCTAGGAACAGTTGGAGGCGCTGGCACTGGTGGGCTAGGCGGTGCTAGTGCAGCTTCAGTTATACCAGGTTTAGGAACTGTTGCAGGTGCTATTATTGGTGGGGTTTCTGGTGGTGCCACAGGTGCCGCAGCGTCATGTTTCGGTTAATAGGAGAGTGAATTCATGAAAAACTCTATACTTTGGCGAAAGTCGTTTATTCCTGTCTATTTTATAGTTGCTTTTGTAATGTTCTTACTTTTTAAGTTTTATATTAGAACTGATAATTTTTCAGTTTATGTTTTGATAGCTTTTATAGTCATTTTAGGTTTTGCTTCTATTATATATAACTATAATAGACATTAATTAAGTTACAATTATAATTATTATATTAATGAATTCCTGTGGATTTAGAAATAAGGCAGGTACTTCGGTACTTGTCTATTTTTTATGTAAACATATTAGGTGTATGTATAAATTTAGGGTATTGATTATAGATACTTAATATATGGCGGAATGGTTGAAAAATGATAAAGTGAGGAAAGTGTTTGACTTTCATTAGTATTAGTACTTTTAATGATTTTATTTTTAATGTGTATAGTAATTTATAAAATTGAAAGTTATCTAACAGTTAAGAAAATACTAAAACAATTACAAATAAATATTACATTGTCTTGGATTACCAAATGGTAATTGAAACCTCAGATCTTTAGTTTAAAGCTAATTTTAATAATGCAAACATTCAAGCAAGTTTAAGGGTTGGTGGATAAAGAGAAAAAAATAATAGGGTATAGAATTAAGTTTTTTACCCTATACCCAGTTTTATATGAAGCAAGTAAAATCGGCAGCTGAATGGCTGGTTGATTTTGAGCAAAGATTTATTAAGATATGTCTTGTCATATTTCTCTTTATCATTTTGTCATTACTATAAGATATTTTTAAAAGTGCTACATTAGATTAAGAGTTATAGCTAGCCTTCGGGCTAGTTTTAAAAAAGAAATGAACATAGCCTAAAAAGACTCTTAATACTATTAAAGTTGCTAATGTAATTTCAAAAAATAAGAGCCATTCCCAAATTTCTGGGTACGTTAGTACAGGTAAACTATTTTTTAAGGCAGTTGCTGAAATTACTAAAGGAAAAGTGAAAGCTGAAAATACTGGTGAAAACGGCTCTTTTAGCAACTTTGGAAGTTTAAATATAATATAAAAATAAAAAAACTGAGCCAATACCAAAAGAATAATAACGATTAGATCATTTGCCTTAGGAAAAGTTATAACATATGCCGCAGCAACTAAAGAAAATGGTGCACAAATTGTGGAAGTGTTCGGTTTAATAGACGTTTGCAATGGATACGTTTTTAATCGTTTGAATACTATTGGTAAGACAATACATGTTGCTAAAAAACCATATATAACTGATAATTTTCCAATTAAATAAAATCCGCTGATTGGTGCTGTTAATCCAGCAATAGCAATACCAATATAAAGCACTGTCCATGATGGATAAACATTTTCGAGCGAGAACCCTTTTAAATATTTAATTGAAAAAATAATCATATGTATCATAATCCCCATAAGACATAAGAGCCATAAGGGTGTTATTAAGCTAGTGATAATGGTTACATCACTAAAATACGTATTTAAATAAGTGGTTCCCAAAAATCCAGACATGAAAAATGTTGTGAACACAGATGAAACTAGAGGGGTATTCAATTGTTCTTTAACATTTTTAAAATTATTGAGAATAGTACATAAAAGGTGAACCCAAATAAAGAGGGCAAAGATACCACAAATAGCATTTAAAACAAGTGATATGTCTTTCAAGAGATTGCCCAACCCCAACAAACCTAAGATCAATCCCGATGTTACTAAAGGTGCTTTTTGAAGTCTCATGATTTAAAACCTTCCTTTTGTGATTTTATTCACTAATTATAACATGATATCTTAGAACTATTAATAAGCAGAATGAGTTTTGTATGTTTAATGTGGATTAATATGATGTTGTTTCGGGAAATATATGTATTTATCTATTTTTGATATTTTATATTCAGTATAATACGTGATTACAACGTTGAATATAAAAAAATATGACGATGTTTATACGTATTAATATTAATATAATCACACGTTGCAGGCATCAAACGCTTATTTATTAATCAAAAATGGGTGGACAAATTTATATAGTTTTATCAATTTTAATATTTTACACTAACTTTATTAGGTGATATAAGATGCTGAGATAAGCATTATATTGCAATGAAAAAGCATTATATGGATAATCATATCTATCATTGCAAATATACTTATAGAGATTTATGTGTGTGATAATTGGTGGTCATAAATTGGTCATAATGAAATAAAAAAACTAAAAAAATTGAATGCATAAAGAATACACGATGCTGATTTAATAGGATTTTTGTATATGATTTATATCTATTTCATACTGCCCTTAATGCCGGGAATGATGTAAAACAGTTTCTAGTTTTGACTAACTAGAACATTCCATGATAGACGAGTATGATTCGTTCCAAATAAATATTAGAGCGTATGAAAATATTTTAATTTAAGACACCTTCCATTAGTTGACTAAACTTATGAGAGGCGTCTTTTTTATGTGCTAATTTGTAATTGAGATTCATAATGGTATTTAAATCATTATGGTGCGGGAGTTATGGTATTGCCATAATATGAGAGTGCATCCACTTCTATAAGTAATGCATATTGCGAGTGCAGGAATGAATGAGTGCTTGATTAAAATCCTTATGGGTGGTTGACATAATTAAAAGAAACCACATTTAAAATTTCTTAATCACAAGCGGTTAACTAGGTATAGTTTAGTTTTGAGTAAATCTTTTTAAAGGTGTACTTGTGCATTTTACTTAATTAAAGAGATAAGACATTTAATGGGCCTAAAATAAATAAAAAACAAAAAACTACCTGTTTAGGTAGTTTTTTAAATGTAATAGATTAAAACACTAGTTCATTTCTTGTTAAAGATGGATAGTTATTTTATAGATAAATTTGTCCTTTAGTGTAGCGGTAATTTTTAGGACTTTTTGGTGGTATAAATGTTCTTAATAAAGTTAATAGTCCTACTTTACCGCAAAGCATAACGAATATAATAATTATTTTAGTAATACCATGATATTCTGTGGTAAGGTTCATACTTAACCCGACTGTTCCGAATGCAGAAACCACTTCGAATAATAACTTGATTAATGATATGTTCGGATTAATTATCGATAATATAAAAGTAATGATACTGATAAATAGAAATGAGATATTAATGGTAACAATAGATAGTTTTATATGTTTGTCAGATATTTCTTTATTGAATACTGAAACATTATTTTCTTTACGTATATAATTTAAAACAAATATAAACGCCACTGCAAAAGTAGTTATTTTAATTCCTCCAGCTGCACTGAGAGGGGCACCACCAATAAACATAAGTAACATTAACATTAAGGCGGTAGATTTGTTAATGCTTGCTATATCAATACTGTTAAAACCCGCTGTTCGTGTTGTTACTGATTGGAAAAAAGAATTTCCGATTTTTTCAACTAGTCCCATATGTTGCATAGTATTAAACTGTTCTAATAAAAAGAATGTAATAGCTCCTATAATTATTAGGATACTAGTTGTAGTTAAGACTAATTTAGAATGTAAAGATAATTTACTCAATTTTTTACAATTAATAAAGTCTATTACGACAAAATGTCCAATACCTCCAAATATTATGAGTATTGAGATTGTAATAATGACAATTGGATCACTAGAATAATCTATTAAGTTATTCTTAAAAAGGGCAAATCCAGCATTATTAAAAGCTGATACTGATGTGAATAAGCTTAAAAATAAACCTTTGCCTATACCAAATTTTGGTATAAAAGATAAACACAAACAAATCATACCAATTAATTCAGTGACTAAACTATAAATAGCCAAGTGTTTAATTAGCTTAATAACACCACCAGGTTCGTCAATATTCCATGTAACCATAATCAAGAATCTATTTTTCATTGATATCTTTCTATTTAAAAATACTAGTGTCAATAGGGTTACGGTCACGATACCCAGACCACCTATTTGAATTAATAATAGTATTACTATTTCACCAAGTATATTAAACTGTGATCCTATATCAACTGGGGATAGGCCAGTAACTGTAAATGCACTTGAAGCTATAAATAGGGCATCTAAAAAAGATATTGGCTTTTTACCAGTGAAAGGTAAATATAATAAAAGAGCACCTATGATAGTTGTAGAGAAGAAAAGCATTAAATAAAAATATAAAGGTTTGTGGACTTTGTTCATTTTAATTGCATACTCCTTTATATTATAAATTAATAATTAGATAATATCATAAATGAAAATAGAAATGTTACTGATGTGTATTACTTTTCAATTCTAGTCAGGGGCCCCAACACAGAGAAATTGGATTCCCAATTTCAACAGACAATGCAAGTTGGGGTGGGGGCCCCAACACAGAGAATTTCGAAAAGAAATTCTACAAACAATGTAAGTTGGGGTGGGGGCCTCAACAAAGAGAAATTGGATTCCCAATTTCAATAGACAATGCAATATATGTATGACAAATCACCACCATAATTTCAGTTTTACATCACTTAATCAATGAAAATGTGCTTGTTGATATTTGAATATTTACAGTCAAACAATATTCATCGCTATTTCTATCAACTTAAAATTCGCAATAAAAAACTGCCAGCACGCGAATAGGGCAGCTGACAGCATCGTTCTTATTTCTCTTTTAAATATTGAATGGAAGCCTCTTTAAAAATATCAATATATTTCAGGTACATATCTTTTTCAATATATTCATCGATTTGATGTGCCATTAATGGATTACCTGGTCCAAAAATGGCTAAATCAACATTGTCCTTATTATCTCCTAAGAAACTAGAGGCATCTGTTGCACCTACAAGCGCTGAAACAAATATTTCGTCTTGTTCTACATAACTAGAAGCTACATCTTTAATCGTAGTAATTAATTTGCTATTTTTATCGCTTGTTACAGGTCGGTGATTGCTTGGAATATCGAGTGAAAGCTTATTGCTATCCACATCATTAATGATATTTTGGAAAAACGATTCTATAAAGTCGTTATCATACTCAGGAACTGGTCTTACGTTAAATTCAAGTGAAGCTTCATCTGGTACAGAGTTAAATTGTTTGCCGCCATTTATAATCGAACATACAGCTGTAAGACCAGATGCATAATTTGCATCCTCTTCAGAAATTTCTTTTCCTATCAATGATTTGAACATGGGTGCAACATCTAATTCATGTTTAGTATCATGTTTTTTAAGCTCTGAATATTTTTCTTTAAATTGATTATAAAATTCAAGCAGTGTATCAATTGCATTGTCACCAATAAATGGAACTGAGCTATGGACAGCTTTGCCAGTTGCAGTTACTTTACATGACATAGACCCTTTATGTGCATAATAAATTCCAGATCCAGTTGGTTCAGCAATAATTAAGCCATCTACATCGTCTAAATAGCCTTTATCAGCCAATAATTTGGCACCTTCTTGTTCTTTCTCTTCGCCAGCAGTAGCTAGTAATCTTATCGTTCCTTGAGGCAATTGATTTTGTTCTTTTAATTCAATGAGTGTGATGACCAAAGCCATCAGACCGCCTTTCATATCCGTTGTGCCTCGACCGTATAATTTGCCAGCTTTTTCTGTGAGTTGAAAAGGGGGATAAGTCCAATTATCTTGATTTCCTGCATCAACAACATCCATATGACCACTCAATGCGAGTATAGGTGAGCCGTTACCGATTTCTGCAACGATATTGGCGCGGTGTTCATTAACTTTCAAAATTTCAGATTTAATATCGTACTTGTCGAATAAATCTTTTAAATAATTACAAACGTCTATTTCATTATTATTTTCAGTTTGTAGTTCAACAATATCTGCTAGTAATTGAATTTTTTCTTTTTCACTAAAAGTTGTCATTAAGCTCACACCTTTTCAAAGTAGTATATATATTTATATAAACATAATTTTTATTCTTAAACATAATTTAAAATGCAGAAAGTAGCGTGTTATTTGATTTCGTTCTATGAAATTAACTGTCTAGTATCAACGATCTTATTAACACTGATATCGGGTATGCTTAATTTTATAGTAAATTGTATGAGAAAGATGCAGGATATTATTTAGCTAATAATTATATATAAATTTCAAATCGATGGTTATTAACTACTAAATAAAAATATTTGCTAAATTAATGACTTTGTACACACATTATTTTTAAAGAGGATAAAGTATTTAATAATATTAACAAAATCATTTAATAAATAGTTAAATATATATTCTCTATTTTTGTGATATTATTCACATGTCGATACATATCAACAAATATCAATCATACGAAAGAAGGTTATAACAATGAAAAATAAAAAACGTGTTTTAATAGCGTCATCATTATCATGTGCAATTTTATTGTTATCAGCAGCAACGACTCAAGCAAATTCAGCTCATAAAGACTCGCAAGATCAAAATAAGAAAGAACATGTTGATAAGTCTCAACAAAAAGACAAACGTAATGTTACTAATAAAGATAAAAATTCAACAGTACCTGATGATATTGGGAAAAACGGTAAAATCACAAAACGAACTGAAACAGTATATGATGAGAAAACAAATATACTCCAAAATTTACAATTCGACTTTATCGATGATCCAACTTATGACAAGAATGTATTACTTGTTAAAAAACAAGGCTCAATTCATTCAAATTTAAAGTTTGAATCTCATAAAGAAGAAAAAAATTCAAATTGGTTAAAGTATCCAAGTGAGTACCATGTAGATTTTCAAGTAAAAAGAAATCGTAAAACTGAAATATTAGACCAATTGCCGAAAAATAAAATTTCAACTGCGAAAGTAGACAGTACATTTTCATATAGCTCAGGTGGTAAATTCGATTCAACGAAAGGTATTGGACGAACTTCATCAAATAGCTACTCCAAAACGATTAGTTATAATCAGCAAAATTATGACACAATTGCCAGCGGTAAAAATAATAACTGGCATGTACACTGGTCAGTTATTGCGAATGACTTGAAGTATGGTGGAGAAGTGAAAAATAGAAATGATGAATTATTATTCTATAGAAATACGAGAATTGCTACTGTAGAAAACCCTGAACTAAGCTTTGCTTCAAAATATAGATACCCAGCATTAGTAAGAAGTGGCTTTAATCCAGAATTTTTAACTTATTTATCTAATGAAAAGTCAAATGAGAAAACGCAATTTGAAGTAACATACACACGAAATCAAGATATTTTGAAAAACAGACCTGGAATACATTATGCACCTCCAATTTTAGAAAAAAATAAAGATGGTCAAAGGTTAATTGTCACTTATGAAGTTGATTGGAAAAATAAAACAGTTAAAGTCGTTGATAAATATTCTGATGACAATAAACCTTATAAAGAAGGATAATATTGAAAGGGCGGATTACTAATGATTAAACAATTATACAAAAACATCACAATTTGTAGTTTAGCAATATCTACTGCATTAACTGTATTTCCGGCAACTTCTTATGCAAAAATTAATTCTGAAATTAAAGCTGTTTCTGAGAAGAATCTTGATGGTGATACTAAAATGTATACACGTACAGCTACAACAAGTGATAGTCAAAAAAATATTACTCAAAGCTTACAATTTAATTTCTTAACTGAACCTAATTATGATAAAGAAACAGTATTTATTAAAGCAAAAGGTACAATTGGTAGTGGTTTGAGAATTTTAGACCCAAATGGTTATTGGAATAGTACATTAAGATGGCCTGGATCTTATTCAGTTTCAATTCAAAATGTTGATGACAACAACAATACAAATGTGACTGACTTTGCACCAAAAAATCAGGATGAATCAAGAGAAGTTAAATATACGTATGGTTATAAAACAGGTGGAGATTTTTCGATTAATCGTGGAGGCTTAACTGGAAATATTACAAAAGAGAGTAATTATTCAGAGACGATTAGTTATCAACAACCATCATATCGTACATTACTTGATCAATCTACGTCACATAAAGGTGTAGGTTGGAAAGTAGAAGCACATTTGATAAATAATATGGGACATGACCATACGAGACAATTAACTAATGATAGTGATAATAGAACTAAAAGTGAAATCTTTTCTTTAACACGAAATGGAAATTTATGGGCGAAAGATAATTTCACACCTAAAGACAAAATGCCTGTAACTGTGTCTGAAGGGTTTAATCCAGAATTTTTAGCTGTTATGTCACATGATAAAAAAGACAAAGGTAAATCACAATTTGTTGTTCATTATAAAAGATCAATGGATGAGTTTAAAATAGATTGGAATCGCCATGGTTTCTGGGGCTATTGGTCTGGTGAAAACCATGTAGATAAAAAAGAAGAAAAATTATCAGCATTATATGAAGTTGATTGGAAGACACATGATGTGAAGTTTGTAAAAGTACTTAATGATAATGAAAAGAAATAAGTAATAAAAGTTGCCTGCTACATAGAATGTAGTAGGTAACTTTTATTTATATTTGAGTAGATAGATTTATTATGATGTGCAGTGTATGAATCTTGTTTGAGTGTAGAGTAAAGACTTGTATTAATGAAAAATTAAAGTTGTTAAGATGATTTTATTAAAATGTAAGTCAATTCAAATTTTAACAATATAACTCGCTTCGTCCTTTTAGAACGAAGCGAGTTATTAGTTAGTTGAGCACTATTTACTATAGGTTTTGATTGGGTAATGATCTGAAAAATCATTGTAAACGTAGTAATATGGGAACGCATATACATCCCATGGCTTAGGTTTTTCAGTCACAACTTCATTGACTAATTGTTTTGGTTGTTTATGATCTTTATCTGTAAATATATAGTCTAAATGTTCTGGTTTACCATTAGGGTAATTATATTTCGCAATTGAATTTGATTGAGGGTCCCATGTGCTATTATGACCTGCATATAGAACATCATTTACATTCAAGTTTTTAAGCATATCTTTGAACTCTGGAGTGCCTTTATTAACATTAAGGTCGCCACCTATATATACCGTTTCATCTTTAGGGATATTTTTCTTTTTAACAAAGTCACTGATTTCTTTCATTTGTTCAGCTCTAATTTTTCGATCATGTCCAGCACCACAACGTGAATCTTCAGATTGTGTATGTGTACCGATAACGTGAACGTTCTTACCATTTTTCTCTATTTTTGTATAAACAAAGCCTTTGTTGCTATCATTATCGAATCCACAACCGCTTTTGAAAACATGCTGGATTTTTTCTTTAATAGGATATTTACTTACAATCGCTACGCCACCATCTTCAGCAACAGTTGATGAGTAGCTACCTTCAGTTTTGTCCCAACCTGATTGAGAACGACCGAGTACAGGTGTTTGGTAAGGATATTCTTTTTTCACATTACTTAATAATTTGTCTGATGCACCATTATCAAATGCTTCATTGAATATTACGACATCATTATTTTTAATATAAGAAGATTGTCCGATTAAATCAGCGCGTTTATATTGTCCCCAGTTTGGATACATAGAAACCTTGTAACAACAGTATTTATTGGGTTTGGAGTCCCTAATGGGTCCCTAAATTACATACTTTCTAAAATTTTAGTTGTTTTTTTGTCCTCTTCATTAAATTTTTCTTCTAACAAATGAGAATACACGGATGTAGTTATTGCTATATTTTTATGACCTAATCTTTTAGAAATGTAATGTATAGATACACCTTTTGCTAGTAAATAAGAACAATGAGTGTGTCTTAATGCGTGCGATGTAATAATTGGTATATTATTGACTCTACAGGCTGATTTCAAAGCATTATTGATAGCCTGAAGGTTAATTATAGATCCGGCTTCTTTGAAAATGTAACCATCATAGCTAATTGCAAATGTACTTATGACGTCCATAATGTGTTTCATATCAGATTTAGCGATACTGATATATCTAGGGGAAGTATCGGTTTTTCGCTCGTCAATAAATATAGTGTTTTTCACTTGGTTGATATGCTCAATCTTTATATTTCTTGCACCACTGACACGACAACCCGTACAAATCATTATGAATAGCGCTAATGATGAACGAGTTCTCTTCTTTCTGACGTGATCTTTTAGTATTTCATATTCAGTTACCGAGATGAATTTTTCTTGTTCTGACTTCGTAGGTTTTCCGGCTTTATAATTAACTTTATAAGCGGGGTTTTTAAAAATAAGTCCATCATATAATGCGTCATCTAAAGCTGACCGAATAGCACCGTTTGTTTTTCTTATAGTTTCTTTTGCGTGTTCTTTTGAATAGTCGTTTATGAATTTCTGATAAACTTGTCTATTTATCTTTGATAACTCCATTTTACCTATTTTATGTTTTTGTATATGTTGTAATGCGTTTCTATAATGACGGTAGGTATTTTCTTTAACAACAGGTTGTTTATATGTTTTAATCCAATTTTCGAAGTATTCTGCAAGAGTTATATAGTTATCTATATTAAAACCACTTCTTAACTCATTTAACTTGTCTAGTCCAGCAGAATTAGCTTCACGCTTTGTTCTAAAACCTTTCTTACGGTATCTTTTTCCTTCATGCTTAAATTCATATTGCCATTTTTTACCATCGTAACAACGTGTTTTCATGCGTTCCCTCCTCAAAATTGGCAAAAAATAATAAGGGTAGGCGGGCTACCCAAAATTTAGTACTAGGTACTAAATATGTTATAATAAAATAAAAAGTAGGTGATAAGATGACTCAATTTCTAGGGGCGCTTCTTCTTACAGGAGTTTTAGGTTACATACCATATAAATATCTAACAATGATAGGTTTAGTTAGTGAAAAAAACAAGATTATCAATACTCCTGTATTATTGATTTTTTCTATTGAAACATGTTTGATATGGTTTTATACTTTTATAATTTTTAATAATGTTGATTTAAAAAATTTGAGTTTACTTCAGTTGCTTACAGGTCTAAAAGCAAATATTTGGTTTCTAATTATTTTTGTTTTAACAGTGCTTGTATTTAATCCTTTAATTGTTAAATTCATTATCTGGTTAATTAATGAAACAAGAAAGTTTATGAATTTGGATTGTATAAGCTTATTAGACAAAAGAGACAAGTTGTTTAATAACAACGGTAAACCAGTATTTATAGTTATTAAAGACTTTGAAAACAGAATCATTGAAGAGGGTGAACTTAAAACCTATAATTCAGCTGGTAGCGATTTCGATTTACTAGAGGTTGAGCGACAAGATTTCAAAGTATCTGATTTACCGTCAAACGATGAATTGTATATTAAACATACACTTGTAGACCTTAAACAACAAATTAAATTGGATTTATATTTAATGAATGAATATTAATCTTTTTTCTTAGCTTTTTCTGATAAAGTGCTTTTTAAGTTTTCGCTGGCACCCGGCTTTTCAAAACTTTTGTTTATTGGGTTACTACGAGTAGCTTCTTGTTTTTTGTTTTTATCCGCCATAAAATTCTCACCACCATTCAACGTCTACACTTGTAGGCGTTTTTTGATTAGTAAAATCATAATGAATCTTCTTTGGTTAACTTATCGCCATCTATTTTTTGTGAAATAAATTCCAAGTATTTACGCGCATTATGTGACGATAAATCTTTAGGTAACTCATAAGTGAATGGTTGATTACCACTAGTTAAAACTTCATATACTATAGTTTCTTTTTTTATTTTGCAATTAGTTATTTTCATTATAAACTTCCTTTCAAACACTGCTGAAATAGACGTCTTTTTCAAATAAGCATAATTAATACTTTAATTCTTTAATCCACATATATTTAAAAGTGAGGTAGTAGGTAATAAATATAAGACTTAAAGTTAAGATTGCTTTTTTCATGTCAATTTCTCCTTTGTTTATATTTATATTAAAGTGCTAAATATACGTTATTAATCACAATACAACTTTGCCCATTACTTTAATATCACTAAACGAAGCGACTTTGATATCATCATACTTCGGATTTAGAGATACCAAATTAATATAGTCTTCGCATATATCTACACGCTTGATAAGACTTACTCCATCTAATACAACGAGTGCAATTGTACCATCTTTAATAGAATCTTCTTTCTTAATAAAAGCGTATGTTCCTTGTTTTAACATAGGTTCCATTGAATCACCATTAACTAAAATACAAAAATCAGCATTTGATGGCGTTTCGTCTTCTTTAAAAAATACTTCTTCATGCAATATGTCATCATATAATTCTTCTCCTATGCCAGCACCAGTTGCACCACATGCAATATACGATACTAGTTTAGACTCTTTATATCCATCTATAGAAGTGACTTTATTCTGTTCATCTAATTGCTCATTTGCATAGTTAAGTACGTTTTCTTGGCGGGGAGGTGTGAGTTTGTTGTATATGGAAGTGATGTCGTTTTTTTTATTATTTCTTGTAGGAAACAAATCATCGATACTGATATTTAAAATATGAGCAATTTCAAACAAATCATCTTGTTTAGGAGTTCTGTACCCTGTCTCATAATTTGAAATAGTAGCTTTTTTAGTGTTGAGTTTTTCTCCAAGTTGATCTTGAGTTAAGTTCAATTTGGTTCTATAGTATCTGATTTTATTGCCTATAAATTTCGCTAATTCTTTTTTATCCATTTTCTTACCTCCTTAAATTTACCTATAGTATAACCCAATTATTTTTGGTATTCAACAAAAAAATACACGAAAAGCAAACTTTTATGTTGACTCAAGTACACGTATCGTGTATAGTAGGTTTTGTAAGCGGGAGGTGACAACATGCAATGGAATTTAATAAAGTTGAGAAAAGAAAGAAAGTGTACTCAAGAAGATTTAGCAAACCTCTTGAATATATCAACTGAAGGTTATCGTTTAAAAGAATTAGGAAAGCATCAATTTAAGAATGATGAGATGTTTATTATCGCTGATTTTTTTGACGAAAATATTGGAGATATTTTTTTACCCACAAAGTACACGAAACGCAAACAAACATCTTAAAGGAGACATAACAAATGCAAGACCAATCATTAAAATTAGTAAAACTACAACTAAAATATCATAACCTTTCAGGACAAATTGAAGCTTATGATAAATCACTTAAAGAAATAAGATACACTCGAGATCTTTTCAACAAACATCTAAGCATGAATAACGAAGACGCATTTGCTGGTTTGGAAATGGTAGAAGATGAAATTACTAAAAAGCTACGAAGTGCTATCAAAGAGTTCCAAAAAGTAGTGAAAGCGTTAGACAAGCTTAACGGTGTTGAAAGCGATAACAAAGTTACTGATTTAACAGAGTGGCGGAAAGTGAATCAGTAACATTCACTTCTTAATATAACCACGCTTATCAACATCCACATTGAGCAGATGTGAGCGAGAGCTGGCGATGATATGAGCCGCGCTTAAATACATTCGATAGTCATTGCGATAACCGTCTGCTGAATGTGGGTGTTGAGGAAAAAGGAGGATACTCAAATGCAAGCATTACAAACAAATTCGAACATCGGAGAAATGTTCAATATTCAAGAAAAAGAAAATGGAGAAATCGCAATCAGCGGTCGAGAACTTCATCAAGCATTAGAAGTTAAGACAGCATATAAAGATTGGTTTCCAAGAATGCTTAAATACGGATTTGAAGAAAATACAGATTACACAGCTATTGCTCAAAAAAGAGCAACAGCTCAAGGCAATATGACTCACTATATTGACCACGCACTCACACTAGACACTGCAAAAGAAATCGCAATGATTCAACGCAGTGAACCTGGTAAACGTGCAAGACAATACTTCATCCAAGTTGAAAAAGCATGGAATAGCCCAGAAATGATTATGCAACGTGCTTTAAAAATTGCTAACAACACAATCAATCAATTAGAAACAAAGATTGAACGTGATAAACCAAAAATTGTATTTGCAGATGCAGTAGCTACTACTAAGACATCAATTTTAGTTGGAGAGTTAGCAAAGATTATTAAACAAAACGGTATAAACATCGGGCAACGCAGATTGTTTGAGTGGTTACGTCAAAACGGATTCCTTATTAAACGCAAGGGTGTGGATTATAACATGCCTACACAGTATTCAATGGAACGTGAGTTATTCGAAATTAAAGAAACATCAATCACACATTCGGACGGTCACACATCAATTAGTAAGACGCCAAAAGTAACAGGCAAAGGACAACAATACTTTGTTAATAAGTTTTTAGGAGAAAAACAAACATCTTAATAGGAGGAACGAACAATGCAAGCTCAAAACAAAAAAATCATCTATTACTACTATGACGAAGAAGGTAATAGACGACTATTATCAATTGGGAATTTGGAACATTATTTATTAGCAGATATCAAATCAAGGTTTGATTTATATAAAAAGAAAATACCTGACTTAGATAATCTGTTCGTTCAAATAGACGGTGTTGAATTTAAATTACTATAGCCCGAGCATCTTGTTAACGACTGACGATGCGATTTGTTGAATTATAGGGATTGAAACCGAAGAAACTTTTGACGCTTTAGCTTTAGTTTCTCTCCAAACTTCGACATCTCTAACATCATCCAAAAGGTTGTGACCTGAAAAATTCATATGTTTAACAAAATAACCTTCCATATAGAATTCAGCGTCTATATAACCTGCACCGGTCAATTGTTTAACAGTGTATTCGATGTCTTCACGTGAGAAATTTTTAATTGTATTTTCTAGGTCTTCATTATCTAGAACATTATTTAATTTTAAATCACTCTCTATAACTAAAAGAACTTCACGTATGCAATCGTGTTTTAACTTCATACGAATTCACCTCCTTAATAGGAGTATAGCAGAAAGGAGCATAAACAATATGGAAGATATGAAAGAACTTTATTCTTTAAAAATCCAAAAGAAGAATTTAAATAATAAACAAAAGAATTTAATGTCTGTAATTAATCAATGTATTGAACTAGAAAAGTTTTCTTACACTGAAATTAAAAAAGTTCTCTACCTAATTGATAGAGAACAAAAGTATTTAGCTAATAACCGCAGAAAAACATAAGTTAAAAATAATCTAACTCGGACTGCTGGCAATCTTCTAAATATTTTTCATACTGATTTTTAGTTCCGCCCAGAACGTATTCAGTATTGTAGTACGCTTGTCCATTATCCAAAATTTTAACTAATTTTGTACCAACATGAACGATATCCCAACCTTCTTTTAACAGATCGTTGGCTGCATCATTAGCTAAATCGTCATCGAAAGACAAAAGGTGATAGTAGTTTTTCATAATATACACCTCCTTTCACTAGGAGATAACTAAATTATACACGAAAGGAATGATAGAAATGCCACATGTATTAAACGTAACCGTTCCAATACCTGAAACACATGTACTTATCACAAAAGATGAATATGATGAGCTAATTGGTTATTCATTAGACCCTGTATGGAACATGAGTGACTTAAAGAAGAAATTAAAAATTGCATCTGATGAGACTATCAAGGACAGATTACTATTTCATCCTAGATTTGAAAAAGAACTAAGAGCGCAAGGAATTGTGCATTACCCAGATGAGAATTTTAATCGCTGGAGATTTAACGCAAGAAAGATGAATAAATTCGTCGATGAGCATTTCAATGAAATATATAAGGAGAGAATAAAATGAGCAACATTTATAAAAGCTACCTAGTAGCAGTACTGTGCTTTACAGTCTTAGCAATTGTACTTATGCCGTTTCTATACTTCACTACTGCATGGTCGATTGCGGGATTCGCAAGTATCGCAACATTCATATTTTATAAGGAATACTTTTATGAAGAATAAAAAAACTGTTACTCACGGCAATGAGTAACAGTCTAAACAATTAGAAAATTAATGCATATTCAATATAAAACGAAATAAAGGAAGTGTCAACAATGTACTACAAAATTGGCGATGTATGTCAAAAAGTAATTAATGTAGACGGATTCGATTTTAAATTAGCAGTTAAGAAACAAGATTACAGCATTCTAGTGAATGTCTTAGATTTAGAAGATAGATTTATCGACAGTATAAATATAACAGATGAGAATGATCTATACACAGCATTAGACATATTAAATCAATCTATTTATGAATGGATTGAAGAGAACACAGACGAAAGAGACAGGCTAATTAACTTAGTCATGAGATGGTAGGTATAAGCATGAGAGATACAGAAAGAAATATATTGAATATTTTTAAAACGTTATTCGACGAATATACTTTGTCAAACCAACGAGCATTATTGGAAATTGAACGTAATCATCACGGATACTTATCAATTAATTTCTTGCACTATCACGACAGTTACAAAACGAACAATAAGCTTGTACAGATACATGAAATCAATCCGGACAGCCACGAACGAATAAAAAATTTAATTATCGAGGTGTTAAGAGGTCACCGAAAGATTAAAAAAGGAGCATGATGATGGATATAAAAATAAATAAGCTAACAATATCAAACTTTGCTGGAATCAAAGAAGAAAGCTTTAACTTTGACGGTAAAGACACAAAAATATACGGCAATAATGCGACTGGTAAGACTACGACTGCAACCGCATTACAATGGCTGCTTTTCGATAAAGGTTTGGACGGATCAACCAAATCATTTAACCCTGTACCTTTAAACGAAAAAAACGAAGAAAATTATGAGTTAATTCCGACTGTTTTCGCAGAATTTGAAATCGAC